TGTACAAACTCTAATGTACCGTCTACCATTCTAGAGCCTTTTCTTATAACATTAGTAAATAGTCCTGCTAAGTTAGGGTTCATTGTTCTGCTCCTAAAACTGCTCCCGATACGGCTCCTGCTTGAGACATACCCGGAGTTACTCTTTTAGAAGGTAACTTACCTATGGTATTTACTAACTCATCAGCTTTATTTCTCATAGCGGGGTCTGCTATTCTTCTAGCAACAAAACCCGTTGCAGTAGGAATTAAAAAAGCCGGATGGAGATAAGAACCTGCAAAAGCTAACATAGTTAGGAATCTGTTAGAATTTGGAGATAATTCAGCAGTCCTTTGGATAGTTCTTTCTATTATCCCTCCTTTTATAAACTGTTCCATTATTTTTTGCTCTGCATTAGAAAAATATTTCATAGATTTAGGATTATTTAAAATATTTAAGACAGCATTTTTATATAAATCAACATCGGACATTTTACTAAAAGCACTTTTAGTTCTTTTAACAGCTTGAAATGCTTGGTCTAATTTTTCTGCTTTTTTATAAAGACTATTAGCAACTCTAGCGGCTTCTAGTTCAGGAAACTGAGAGCCTTTTGCTTTTATAGTGTCGTCCACTAAATCCATCATTTCTAAAATCATTTTCTGTTCTGGATGTTTGTTATATAAAGTAGACAATGCTTGCTTTACGTTATCCATCTGCATTAATGTATACTCTTTATTTCCTGCTTTTAAAGACTTAAAAACATTTAAAGCAGCAGTAACACCTTTGTCTTTTATTGCTGTGTGATGTCCTTCTATAGCTATTTGATTTGCTTTACTAAACATTTCAGAAAAGTCTTTATTATTAAAAAGACCGTAAGATGTTTTTACATCTTCATAAGCAGTGTTTTTTAATTCTCTTAGTTTTGTAATACTTGGATTTTCTTTATTTTTTTTAAATAGGTTTTTTAGTTTTTCAGCTCCTTTACCAACTAAGGGTATTGTTTTTTCTAACCCTAAACCAAAAATACTACTTGCAACTCCAGTTGTTATACTGTCTACCGCTACTCCTCCTAAAGATTCTTCAGTAGAAGTTCCTGCACCATAAACAGCACCTACACTTCCAGAAGCAGCCATCGCTTGCTTTCCTGTTTTCATTTGCTTTATTATTTTAGGTGCTTTAAATATACCCGCAGGACTAACTACAGCACCCCCTAATTCGTATTTTAATGCTGTCATAGGTTGATTAGTTCTAAACTCTTTTATTCTCTCTCTTTCCGAGTCTCTATACTTAGAATATAAATCAGCAAAAGATTCTTCTCCTGCTTTTCCAGATACTATATCAGATAGAGCTCCCATAGCTCCTTGTATTTCATCTCCCCACCCAAAAGTTTGTCCTTGAAAAACAAGCCTAGCTTTATCGTCTAAACTAGGAGTCCATTCATTAGGTATGTTCCTGTTTAGAGGGTCAAACTTATCTCCCATTGCAATTTCAAAAGCAGCATTAAAATCCTCATTGCTTAACCCTACACTATCTGCCCATACACCTAAAGGCATAGCATCTTCTGGAGTTTCTGCGTCTTCTTTTTGTTTTTCCCACATTCTATATGCGAACTCTCCGTTAGAAAATTCAGAGTAAGGAACACCGGCTGAAGTTTTTCCTCCCGGAGTGTTTTTTATTACATAGAAATTTGACATTTAACCTCCTAAAATGCTGATTCTTGTTTTTTCTCAACTAAAGTAACTATAGGCTCTCCTGATACAGGGTCTTTTGTTACCTCATATGTACTTGATAACTTTAAGTCTTTTATTTCTTCTGTTCCTTTAGCATTCATAAGAATTAACATATTTTTATAATGGTCTTGTATTTTTTCAAGATTAGCATAAAAAACTTCAGGTTGTTGGTCTAGACTTAAGCTACCTAATGATGCCTGTAATGCTACTAATTCTTGTATTGCTACTTGACCTAATGCTCCTCCAGTAGGTGACGCCTCTCTCATAGCTTGTAGTTTGTCAAAACCTATGTTTGCCGTTATAGCTAGTATAGCGTTTTCCATATTTTTTCTTTTAGTTCCCGGATATCCTGTAGCACTTAATGCCTTTGCTTCTACTGAAAATATAGCGTCTCTAGTTGATTTTACAACACCCTTACCAACTTCTGTCATTCTGTCATTATATATATCAAAAGCACTATCTACAAGTTCTAACACATTATTTGCTTGACCTATAGTTAATTGTTCTTTTAATGCTGTTATCCTTTCTAATTCTTTTGCAGCTTTGTCTGCAGGCGAACCCGGAATTTCTGTAGCTCCGATAATGTTTCCGTCCTCATCTTTGACTGCCATAAAGTCTGTAGATAAATTAACATCTTCACCTGTTGAAAATTTATCTGTTACATAAGGATTTCCATCTGCGTCCCTAATAACTTCATATTGGTTAGTATCTGGATTTAACTGCATTCTTATAGTTTGTGACGAATTATTAGGATTTCCTACTTCAATAGTTGGTTTTTTAGTAAACCTAGCATTTGCATCTGCTACCTGTTGATTTACTCTGTTGTCTTCTAAAGTGTCTGATAGTGTTCTAGCTCTCTCAGCAAATGATTGTGATAGTTGAGGATAGCCCGCCTGTATAAAATCTTGTGATAGAGAGAATAAAACTTTAGGGTCATTCTGGTCAGCAGTAGAGTATCTAGATAAGATATTCTGTACATCTTCTTGTTTCTTTTGATTTCTAGTTTTCATACCTGCCATTCCTGCCAAGCCTTCTATAAGCATACCACTACCTAGACCTGCAGCATAAGCCCCTGCTTCACCTTTTCCTAGTTTAGCTACTGCCATAGCTCTATCTCTCATAGATTGGTTCTCTGCTGAAGCTAAGTCTCCTGCACTAAATAAACCTGTTATTCCTGTTGCCATAATTATTCCTTAAAAGTTGTATTGACCTAAACTTAATCTATCAGAAAAAAGCCTAGGAGGTAAAACTGTAAAGTACCCATCATCTGCTGTAGCTATTTGATGTTCTTCACCATAAACATTAGTCCCCCTAGAATTACTAGGGGCTACAGCTTTCCCGCATAACTTCCTCCCATAGCACTGTAAGCGTCAGACTGTGTACTCGGAGCTAACATACCGCCACCGCCTTTTTTATCAAACATACTATAAAAATCATCAAGGTCATATTTTTTTACTTGCTCTAAAAGACCTGCTGTTTGAGACTGTTTAAGTTTTGTGTAGGCATCTGCTGCTTCTCTAACTCCTTGTGTGTTAGCTCTTACATCAACACCTGCACCTATTGTTTGACCTAATTCTGCTTGTGGTCTTAGCATACCCGCAGTAGCACGAGCATCAGCACCAAATCCAAGTGCTTCGGCTCTAAGCATATTTCTGTAGTCCATACCAGTTCCTATAGCAGCCATTTGACCTCTCATTCTATCTCTACTAATAGCATCTTCAATAGCCATTTGGTCGTAATAACCTTGTGTTCCAGTCCTACCTTGTGCTATAGCAGCTTCTTGTCCTTGAAGTCTCTGTTGATTAAAGGCATCAGCATTAAACTCTTCAAACATTTTAAACTGTTCTTGTGCAAGTTTATTAGGGTCGCCCATCATATTCTGCAACTCTTGATTTGCCATCGAAGACGAGCCCAAGAATCCTTGCATCATAGCCTGATACTCAGGATTTAAGGTTTGAATCATCTCTTTAGTCTCAGAGTCAAACTCTACGTTGCCTGCAGGACCTCTACTACTCCAAGGTAGTGACCTTTCGTATGCTAGTTCCCTTTGCTGTTCAGCATATGCACGCCTGTCTTTTGCGTCTTTCCTCGCTTGGTATTGACCAAAAAGACCAACTCCTGCGTTTATTAATGCTCCAATCATTATTTAATCTCCTATGCTGTGCGTTTCCACATATAGACTACTATATATGGTTGTAAAATATCGTGAGTGTGTGCTGCTCCACCACCTGCTGCTTGTATTACTCCACTTGAGCCAAGATTAGGCTCACCAGCAGAACTATCAACAGCTTCTACTGTTGTCTGTCCATTTTGTAAAAGAAGCCTGTCATAACTTCCATCACTATGGTTATGTGAAGGTATTTCACTAAGTGTTAATGTGTGTGAATCTGTTTCAGCACCACCTGTAGCATTAAGCGTATCAAATGTACCACTTGATGCTTTACCTACTGGAACTTTACCTTCTGCGTAAGCTGCCCAAGTACCAAATCCAAGAAGTGTTGCTGGGTTTGTTGATACAGCAGCATTCATATATATTGAACCTACTGGGTATATTGCCTGTAAAGCTGTTTGCACAAAAGCAGTTGTTGCCACTTGCGTTGTATTTGCTCCTGTACTTGCTGTTGTTGCACTAAATGCTTCTGCAGCATCTCCGTTAATGTCTGCTTTAGTATTTACTGCTGTTTCTACTGCTGAAAATTCAGTGTGGAAATCAGCTCCTGATATTACTTTTGCTGCATCTGAGTCTGCTAAAGCATCTTTTCCAGACCAAGCTACAACTTTTGAATAGTCTGCCATTATCTTATTTTCCCTTGTTTATGTAAAAGTGTTAAGTCTTGTAAAGACGCATCAAAGCCATTACTCTGTACGCCTATAGATATTTTTATATTTTTTGCTGAACCTGTAAGAGGTGTTCTATATTCTTGTAATCCATATACAGGTTTGTAGGTTACACCTGACTTACCATATAAAGATGTACTAGCTCCCCATAGAGCAGTAGAGCCTGTAGTAGTAGGATTTAAAGTTATAGATGTAGTTTTAGATGCAGTAGCACTAAAATCTTTATACCATTTTAATGCTAGGTTAGCACCTGAGCCACCTTCCATAACCATAAATAACCTCTTTAACAGAGACGCACCTACAGACTCTCCTAGGTTTACCCATACAGTTTCAAAGCTACCAGTATAAGAAGCGTAACTATATGTAGTACCATTAGCTGCTAAGTCTGAATCGTAGTATCCTTCATAAGTAGCAATGCTCCCATCTTTCTGTCCTATTAGCATACCATAAGTATCTGTATACGCTATGCTAGCAGGTTCCCTATCTAAATCAAATGTCCAAGTAGTTATTCTAGGAGCTTGATTAGGAGTTAAATGTTTAAAGTCAAAAACATAAGTAATGTTACTAGCAGTAAAAGTCATTACATATATTCCTTCGTTCTCTATATAAGCTGACTTAACTTCTGTACTCTGACCTATGTTTCTAATTAGCGTGTCTTTAACATTTACTGACAAATCAGTTAGAGGTACTTTATCTTTTTCAGATGTACGAGCTAGTGACCTAAGACCAGTAGAAGATAAGAATACTAAATCATCTCCGATGTGTTGTACCGAATCTCTAGCTACACAACCTACTCCTCGTATAACTTCATTAAGTTTCATACTTCCTACAACATCAGGACTTTCATATATAGCTATGTTGTTCTTACCAAATACAGCAAGTTGTCCATAAAATGGAGCAATAGCTATTATGTCATCTTTTCCCCAAACTTTCTTTAAATCAAAAGAACCACCACCGTTTCCTGTAGTATAGTCATCAGAGTCTAACAGAGCAGAATAATGTAATACATCTTTTTCTTCTGCTACACCACCAACCCACATACGCCCATAAAATCCTACACCACAGCTAGGTTTAAACTCACCTGACGTTACTGTAGCAGGTCTAGTAGCATTATCAAAAGCTGCCCACTTAGAACCTGAACCTTGTGAACCGTCGTATCTCTGCGGTACAACTCCTTCGTGTAAACAAGTAAGCCTACCATTAAAATTTATAAACTGCCAATCACCGTCTGTACCCGTAACTGTATGTTTTGTGTCTGCACTTCCTGTAGGAAACGCAGCGTTAGGCGTTGTAAAATCTACAGTGTATATACTTGTACCGTGACTAGCAAATATTTTTTTAGTTGCTCCGTCTTGATGTTCTACAATACCTTTTATAGCTGTTCCACTTGGAGCTACTTTTTGTTTAAATCCTTTGCGTAGAGATATACGACCTGATTCTCTAATCACAACATTTTCTGCCTTAGTTAAATAAGATGGGTCTAATGACGCAGGATTAGCTTGTGTGTTTAATCCATTAAGACCTATGTTAGTTAAAGACTGATACTGTAATTGCTTAGCCATTATTGGTAATTAGTAGTTACAAACCATTCGTTTTCATATTGAGTATTTCCACTATCTAGCATAACTGCTTGTGCTAGAGAGCTTGCTGCTTCTTGTGCAGCTATAGAAGATTGTGTTCCTCCGTCTTCTCCACGCTCTGCTATTGCACGAGCATAAGCACCTAAGATTACAGGCTTAGATGGTATTTTGATACTTGTAGTAGCTGACGTTAATTCGTCTTGATACTTAACTATATCAAAAGATATTGTCTGAGCTTCTGTAGGTATAGGAGATAAATCTACTTTAAGATTATTAGAACTATCTGCTCCATTAAAAGCATAGTAACTAGGTTCTCCTGTAGGGTCAGTAGGATATTTAATACTGTTTATGTAATGTTGTGTCACCGGTGACAAAGTATTGCCAGTAGAGTTGTTAGTTACATCTAACACTTTAAACTCTTGACCAGAAGATAAGTTATAATTTTTTGTAGCTGCTACAGTAGAAACATTAACTGTTTCCCTTAGAACTAACCAATCGTGGTAAGACTCTATACTTCTCTTAGCATCGTTAATTAAAGAGCCTATAACTTTCTGATAGTCATTTACTGTAGAACTATCGTTAATAGCTCCAGACCAATCAGAAGCTACTGTGTCTTCTCTTAGTCTTATTAATACTTGATTTATTAGTTCTCTATATGTCATTATTTCCCCTTGGCTAATTGTGCACCAAAATAAAATTCTATAATCATTGTAGCCCAAGCAAACACTTCATCAAACTTAAGCACTGCTCCTGCCTGTACTGTAACATACTCTATTGTATCTGGTGTAAGTTCAAAGCCAAGTAAACTTGCTCCTTCAATTACAGTAGGTACAACAGTAGGCACGTTAAAAAACACTGGAGCTACTTGCGTAAATATAATTAAAGATAATATAACAAATATAATTACTCGTCTATTAAGAGCAGCCATTGGGCTTTCTTTGTCTGCTGCGGACCTAGCATCATTAATTGATTTGTCTCTGACTGCAAACTGTTGCATCATTAACTTTTGATTTTCTGCTGCTGCTTGGCTTTTAAGTGCAAACAACTTACCAATAAACCCTAAGGCTATAGGTGCTATGTTTGTTAAAAGTGCTATCATAATACTACTCCTAATGCTTCTATAAGACCTACGTTTGCAATAACATAAAAGATAATTGCACCGTAAACGCCCCATTTAATTTGTAATAGTGAGGTATTTATCTTAGCTATACATTTGTTTGTGTCGTCAATTTTGCTAAACAACTTTGCTATTTGACCTGCGTGTTTGTCTAGTTGTACTTGCATTCTTCTAAGCTCGTCTTCCATTTACTTCCCCACATTTTTCATAGCCACTCTATGCGACTCAGTAAAACTCAAGCCTTTTCTCATAAGTCTTTTCATCTCCTGCATATGCTTCTTGCTGTGATGTTCTTTGTGCTTATCTAGAGTAGCTAATTGTCTTTTAGTAAGTGTCATTACTTTTTCTTCTTCTTGCCTTTAGATTTTTTATAAGGTTTGTTACCGTATCCCATAATATCTCCTTAGTTTGCTAGTGGATTGTCTAATGATTCTTGTATCCGTTTGTTTATGTCCTCTTTAGTTTTCTCTACTTTTATCTCAAACCTATCTAACTTTGTATCATAGTTAGTAAGTTTAGTATCTACCGATTGTAACTTAGTATCTACTTTAGATTCTAAAGACCATTGACTGTTTCTTAGGTCTGTCATATCTTTCTTTAATTCTATCTTTATAGCGTCAGCGTGTTGTTCTATTCTTTCTACATCACTAGATGTCTTTTTCATCTGTGACTCTATAGCTCCAAGGTCCAAATTTGCGATTCCTTCGACTTTCTGATACATAAGAAAGCCACCGTATAGAGTACCAATAATCGTTGAAATAAAAGCAAATGCTGCGACTATACTCGTACCACTTAAACGTAAACCAAACAGTTTGAGCTTCTTATCTTTTATGCCCTCGCCTTTACTTACTAATTCTTCTAGGTCAGCCATCAGTTTTCAAATCCACCGTCTTGTAATTGCCTTAAGTATTCTATTTCTTGTTTAAGTTTCTGTACCTCTAGTCTTCTTCGTTGTAATTCTAATTGGTATAAAGTATTACAATTAATTCTTTCACTAGGTCCATCTAAAGGTATTATAATTCTAGCATACAAACCTATGTCTTTAGTCTGTGGTCTCTCTCCTTCTTTACCTATAATTGGTGTGACTGCATTATTTATTATTCCAGTCATACCTAACTCAAAGTTAGTAGTGCCACCTATGCTATTCTTACAATCTAAATCACCGGCTCTAATACTATCTGTACCGCTACTGTATCCAGCACTTGGCAAGGAGAAGGTCATAGAGTTACTGTCTGCTATAACCTGTGTGCTAAGAAAAAAGGCGTAGCAACACACATACCTCAACCACTTCACTTAAACCTCGAACATATTCTTGATGCTATCATTGTCTTAGTTTTTTTACTTCCTCTTAGTTTAGACAAGGAGCATATGTATTCTGCCCTGTCTACATTCTTTGAACTAATATACACATCAAATTTAACGTGGCTTAAGTAATCTAACTTTAATATCTTATAATCAGTTACAAAAGGTATTGGCTTCCACTCTTTATCAAATACGCCAATCTCATAATATTTAACATCTTCTCTTTTGTTGAACATATTCATTGTAGTTTTGTGTACCCCTTCTATTTGAGTTACAGACCACTTTGGATATGTAGGCGTCATCTCGTGAGCTGCTACAGATGTACATAGCAGTGCCCACAGTATTACTGAGCGACACATTCAGCAACTACTACTGCTGTATAAGAACCACCCGGAAATGCTTTCTGTTGTCCACCGCCATAAGTAGCTTCGGACTGGACATCTACCCATAAAGTTCCAGCGTGTGCCATAGCGTATTGTCTTAAAGCACCAGTAGTTGTACTGGCTGTTTGGTATCCATCAAAGTCACTTCCTGATGACTGTGCTACTGCTACTGCACCTGTCCAAGCAACTGTGTCACTTAGGCTAGGGCTAGAGCTAAAAGAAGTAGGGTAACTAACCTGTGCGTAATAAGCATTAGCAAGCGATACGTCAAACCTTACTATAGGTTTCTGACCACCACTAGCAGGTGTTGTTGTTAAAGTATAAGCGTTAGGGTTTCCGTAAACTCCGGGTGTGTCCGTGTTAACTATACATCTAGACTCTACTGAGCCTGTAATATCTGCGTTGGCTTCTACCTTACTAGCGAACAAAGAGCAACCAGTAAGACTAAGAACTAAAGCTGTTAATAATAATTTATTCATTTGTATTGTCCCTCTATCATTTGATTCATTAAATTGTCTTGGGCTAAACTTTGTAGTGCTCTTCTGTTGTCAACCACCTCTCCTCCGTCCAATGAAATAGATTCCCTGTATACTCCTCCGGGAACTGTCGCTGCGTAGTAAGACCTTACATTAGTAGCGTTATTTATTGTCTGTAGTAGAGCAGATTGAGATACTGTGTTAGCTATCGTTAGAGCATTTTCAGATGCAGCCAAAGCCATTTCTAGTCTGCCTTCATCTTCCTCGTCTTCTTCTCTCTCTTCCCTCTCTTCTTTTTCTTCCTCATACAAGTCACTATCGGTTTCTTCAGTAGCATCTATAACTGCGTCATCATCAAGTGCATCATATATTTCTATCTTAGGTATAACCGGCATCGGCTCAACATAACCCGGACAACTCTCGTCATTCTGTGGGTCGAAACACTTGTCAAACCTATACATATAAACCACTTTTGCATCTTCTAGTGTACCTATGCCAGTAGTTTGTATCGAACCTTCACCGAACTGACTAACTGGTGTGTACGGTAGAGGTACAAGTCTTTGTATCTTCATACCTGTGCCATCAGTCCAGTCTTGTGTATCTTGAAAGATATACCCACCATCTACATCTTTATTCTGTACTGTGACTATGTACTCATCTCCGGCTTCTTTTGTTACCTTATAATTATAGATAACACCACTTATGTCTAATCCGTCTTCTACACTAACTCCTAGTGTGTCTGACGTCATACCCCATATTAAGCCATCTACTGCTGCGTTACCTGTGTATCCGAAGGTATAGCTAGAAGAATATGAAGGCTGCTGCAACAGTACCCATAATGCTAAGAGCCTTATCACGTTTTTCTTGTGCAGTAATTTCATCTTCCTCCTCTGGCATTGGTATTGTGTCTGTGTGTACAGCCCAAGCATCCTTTGCTTTTTGTCCTATAAGTCCATCTATAGGGCACGGAGTCCCAGCCGACATCATCGCTTCCCATACATCAGGGTCTTGACACATTACACTAACTGCTGCTACTTTCATACCAAAGTTATACAGCTTCTGTGCCTTCTTGAGTCTAAGGCAATTATCTTCTGTGTACGTTGTTCCTACTGAGAGTCCGAGTATCTGTGTCTGTACTGAACCACTAGAGGAAATCGTACATAAATCTGAGGTGTTGCCACTACCAAATTGAGGTGCTATTGCACTAGGTGGCGGGCTTTCTACCTTAGTTGTCTGCGTACCATTTGTTGTAACAACACTTGTTGAATCTGTAACAATAGGGTCTGATGCAAATACCGAACTTGACAACAACAACACAACAAATAACTTTCTCATTAGTCAGCTACTAAACTCACAAATGCTGGGTCTACTTCATCCGTAGGGTTAGCAGTAAAGTGTGTACACATATCTATTTCTCTAGTTAATGTGTATGTATCAGAACCATAACTTACATTACCGTCATCATCATATACAGCTACTTTTCTAGTTTCAGTATGAGGTTTATTCTCATAAGCTATAACACCAGCTAAATCTGATATGGCATTAATAGCTGTCTTAATTGTTTCGTGTTCGCTATACAAAGTAGTAGCGTATGTAGCAATGTTACTTGGCACAGCAGTACCACCTTTGGCTGCTCTTGACCAATACCAGTCTATGTCTGC